ATGAAGCGAAAGAAGTATCACCTTGACGGCATAAAGAAGATTACCGACCGCCGGCGACGCGCCTCTGAATTAATCGAGCGGATAACGTTGATGCTGCGCCAGGGATGGTCGCCATGGGTGGGTGAAAACGATAGCAGGAACTATATCCCCATCGAGCGGGCAGTTGAAAGATACAGGAAATATCTTGAAAAAATCCCCAAATACAGCACACAAAAAAGCTATACATCTTTTCTTAATCAGCTGATGTCCTATATGGACGGGCTTTTACTGAAGCCCAAATACATCTATCAGATGGACGTGGGATTCTTCGCCGAGTTCCTTGATTTTCTCTATTATGACAAGGAGGTCTCGGCAAGGACCAGGAATAACTACCGCATATGGTGTTCATCGCTGATGGCGTTCTTCATGGAGCGCGACTATTGCAGCAGCAACCCTGTCGAGAAAATCAAGCCGATTCCGGAAGACCCGAAGAAGCGGCAGCCGCTCGACGGCCGCATGCTCCGGAGGCTGAGTGAATATCTTGAGAAAAATGACCCCATGATGCTGCTCGCGTGCAGGATGGAATATTACACATTCATCCGTCCCCAGGAACTTGTGTCGGTCAAGATTAAAGACATCTCTGTCAAGGAGCAGACCGTCTTCATCCCCGCCGCCAACAGCAAGAACAAGCGAGACGGTAAGGTGGGGCTCAATGCCGACCTCGTCAGGCTCATGGTCGACCTTGGTGTGCTTACCAAGCCCGGAGATTGGTATCTCTTCGGCGACCAGATGCGCACCTGTCCCACCAAGGGCAGCAGCGAGCAGTTCCGGCGCCGGTGGCTGAAGATACGAAAGGCGCTGAAATGGGGCGACGAGTATCAGTTCTACTCACTGAAGGACTCCGGCATCAGAGACCTCGCCAACAGTGCCGGCATCGTCGTCGCCCGCGATCAGGCGCGCCACTCCGACATCTCCACGACAAATCATTACCTCCAGGGGCGCGACCTTCCGGTACGCGAAGAGACCAAGACCTTTCACGGCGACTTATAGGAACGCCGGGAAGAAGTAGCCTGTAATCACCGGCTGTCTGCCCTCTGAATCGACAGTGACCTCCAGTCTCTCGCACGCATAAAGCCTGTTGCGGATATTGAAAAGATGCGTAGGATCCGGTATCGTGTCCTGTATGAACCTCACGCACATCTTCGCCTTGGTGTAAATGGAGACACGCCCTCCCAATGCGTTTTCCCCGAGGTTATGCGAGCCCTTGTGCAGCAGCAGCCCCAGTGAGTCGCCCCGGTGTTCGCAGCTCACATCCCCGCCTTCATAGCATATCCACCGCTCGCGGAGCGACGGGTCCGGGTAGTCTACCGTCAGCCATTCCCCCGGGGCATCCCCCGCCTTGGCAACGGCAGCCACCATCCCGCCCTCGAGGGCGATGTAGGCTACATCGTCCTTTGTCTCCGGTCCGCTGTCCTCGCCGTCGATGATGTCCTCAAGGCTCGGGGCTACATACCTGTACTGGTCCCGGTCGGGTCTCGCGAGGATGTCGTGAGTGCCGGGCGCTTTTTCGGAGGCGTATACGTAATACCCTCCGCCCCTTTGGTCGACATAACAGGCGACATCGATCTGATGTTCGTGGTAGGAGCATGGCACGAACTTCAGGGATATTTCGGAGGCATCGCGCCCGGAGTCGGTCACACGCGGTGCAAACTGGTTGACCTGCACGAGGGCGGGGCGTTCAAACCGTTCGGAGAAATAGATATATTCCCTTCCGTCCCTGCATTTGAATATTGTGCCTTTATATCCCGCTTTCTGTTGGTCTGACAACGTGCTCCACCAGAAGCGAAGCTCCATGAGGCTTGCGTGTGACTCGTCGATATTCGCGACCTCTGTCACAGAGCTGTCAAGCAGGTCACAGGGGTCATGCTCGAACGAGGCGAAAGCGACATTGCTTGTCGACACATCTGCAGCCTCCTCGTCATCCATGTCGCATGAATACTCGTCGATCACCCTTCCTATGGACTGGATGGTGGAGTCATCCGCATAAAATGCCGACCGCGGCACGAGCTTCATTGTGTCGCCCGACTTATGCGCGACCACCCCGAAAGCCTCGCGCACATACTGCCAGAACTCGGCTACCGTCCAGTGAGGCAGGACATATGCTACGGGGCAGTTAGGGACGGTGTTTGCTATGAATATCTTGCGTAAAAACGTGTCGGTGTACATCCCGTTGTCCTCCTTGCTCAGGGTGCATCCCGTGGCCTCCGCCACGAGCTGGCATATCCACCACAGCTTAGGCTGAATAGTCCTGTATGACATGCGGGAGTCGGTCTCGTGAGCTGCCGGGTCAGGTCTGACGTTGACCATGCCGTAATGCACCGTGCCGCTCTTGTCCTGATAAAACAGGTAGTCGTTGGCAATCCTGTCGGTGTTGGTGTTCATCACCGGATAGCGCACCCATCTGCCCTCGGGGTCATGATATGTGACACCCTCCGGCGCCGTGTCTGTGCCCGTGTCTCCGGTCGACCCCGGGTTACGGTCACCCGAGGTCGACCCCCATGACCCGTTTCCTCCGGAACCGCCCGCCCCGGGTGCGGTGACATCCTCCGTGCGTATTGCCCCCAGGCTGAGCTCGTCGACATATATACCGTCGGTCGCCGACTCGTAGTTATAGGCAGTGCGGTCGCCAAGCAGCTGCACCTTGACCGAAGAGTCGGTCACAGCCGTGACAACGGCGCTGCCGTCGAGCAGCACCACATTGTCCACAGTCAGCCGCGCCGCATATTCGTCAGGCTCCTTGTTTGAGTCCATCCTGTTGAGCTGCCCGAAGATGTCGGAGTTACGGGCGTCGGTCACCGGGATCTCAAAGTCATAGGAGAAACTGTCGGAGTCGGTGAAAAACGGGTTGGCTACCGTAATCTTTAATGAAAGTCCCTCTTTAAGCGCCACCGGCTTCCCGTTGATAGAAAGTTCTGTCATACCTTTGTCCTTTTGATTGTCTTTTGAAAATTCCTGTATTTGCGGTCAAATCCATTCTCGCCATCCATCACCATGTAGGCGGGGAGTCCTTCGCTGATCAGGTCAGCCAGGCGGTCGATAGCTTTCCTTGATGCTGCCGTCACGCCATATAGATTAGAGAGCGCCTCGCCCATATTCCCGGACTCTGAGGGAGAAGAGCCGCCCCCTCTCGCGCTCACCCCCGGGCTTCTGCCGAGGGCATGGCTCACGTCATCGGCTGTAAGCGAGCCCACAGTGTTACTTCTCTGGGCGCGGTCGATGAGCCGCAGCACAGGCGCTATAGCGGGGTTAGCCACAGCCTTGTGATTGGCTACAAACTCGTTGGCATGCACAACGCCCACCTCCCTGCGGTTGTCAGGGTCACGCGAGGTGAAGCCTCCGGCGAAATAGCCTGCCGCCTGAGCCTCATGCTGCTTCTTGATGGTGGCAACCTGCACCATTCCGGCGGCAATCGCCATGGCAGCGGCGGCGGCAGCCAGTGCGGGCCCCACTACCGGGATCTCCACCATAGCCCCGTAAGCCCCGAGGGCATTGGTCGCTGTCTGTGCGATAGCCTGGGCAAGCTCCATCTTCATGGCTCGGTCATTGTATCTTTTCTTTATTCGGGCAATCTCCTCCTCCTTCTGGCGTTCCAGTTTCGCGGTCTTCCTGGTGTTGTTGCCCGCCGCCTCTATCTCACGGTCATAGCGGCTCTCTATCTTCGCCAGTTCCGCGTCCTGACATGCCTGCATGTAGGAGGTCGCCATGCTCAATCCCGCCGACACTGCGGCAAGCGATGACGTGGCGGCACCTTGGAAACGCTCCCAGAAAGAATCATTGTCATAGGTCACATTGTCAAACAGGTCGTGAAACGACTGATACAGATCCATGATGATACGGTCAAACTCCCCGGTGCTTGTGTATGCCCCGTCAAGCAGTTCCTCCCATTTGTCGCTGCGCTTGGCGTCAAATGCCTCGGCACGTGCCTTTTCCCTGTCCTCCTTCCGATACTTCTTCTTTATCTCCGCGAGCGCCTTCTGATATTGCTCCTCGCTGATAAGACCTTGTTTATGTAGCTCTTCAAGGATGGCGATCTCGGCCTGTTCGCGAAATGACCCCGACGACTTGCCGAAACGCTCGATAAACTGCATGTAAGCCTCGGCGGTCTCCCTCCGCTTTGCGTTACGGTCATCGGCAAGTCGTTTTTCAAGCTCCGCCTCTACCGACAGATACTCCTCCGACCCCTCTTCATAAAGCTTCAGTTTTGCCTGAAGATACTCGACATCGGCATCGAGCAGACGCTTGTCAAGTGCCTTCTGATTTTGAAACGCCGCAGAGCGCGGGTCGAAAAAATCGGAAGTGGCGTTGTCGGCGGCGGTAGCCCTGTTGCGGTCAAGAGTCTTTATGTCAAGCTTGCGCATCGACTCGACATGCTTCCTCTTTGTCTCTTCCTCTTCCCGGAGAAGTGATGCGTATTCGGCACTCTCTTCCTGATGGCGGTCTGTGTAGACCTTTTTGCGCCCTTTCAGATACTCGTCATCAGCAGCAGCCATGCGTGTAAGATACTCGCGGTAGTCGATGCCGGCGGTGGAGTAAAGAGCCGTGGTCTCTGCCACCGACTTCTGATAGATGGCTTTCTCTTCATCGAGAGCCTTCTTTAGTTCTTCCTTCCGTTTCCGCTCGGCCTCGCGCTCAGCCTTCTCGCGCGCCTTGCGCTGCTTGTCAGTCTCGCCGAGCTGCGGGGTCACGGTCGGCGTGGCGGTCAGACTGGTTTTGCGAGAGTCCTCAAGAGCTTTGTCAGACAGACCGCCGCGCTCCTTCAACTCCTCGTTAGCCTTGGTAATTTCTGCGCGCTGGTCATAGAGGTCGGATATCTCTTGTCGAATCTGCTTTTCTTGTTTAGAAAGTTCCTCGACCTGTTTTTTTGCCACCTCTTTCGATATGCTCGACCCTTCCCAATCTACCTGAGACTCCAAGTCTTGCAGGGTCTTATACCACGCCTGGGACTGCTCCCTGATTTCTTCCCTGCGGGCTTCAGCTTCGGCGATTTTCTTGTCGAGGTCATATTCGGCATCTTCATTCTCTATGATTTTGTCGGCATAGGCTCGTACCCTCGCAGCCTGAAGAATCGAGGTCACGAGCTTGTCGTAAGCGTCCTTGGTGTCTCCGACCATAATTTGCTCAGTCGACAGCTTCCCGAAATAGTCGTGGTACTGCCTTTTCAAGGACTCGACAGCTTCAAGCCTTTCCTTGCGAGACCGGTTTTCATCTTTGGCGGCATTGACAAGAGCATCAATATTCTTGATTTCCTTGCGTGCCGCCTTTTCGTGGTCTTCGGCGACTTTACGGAGTGACTGCCGGTATTCCCCCTGTTTCCGGCGCAGTTCTTCCTGCTCTTTTGTAGTCTTGTCGACTGACTCTTTATACATTCCGAAAGCGATAGCAGCTGTCGTCAATACCGCGATGACCGCGCCTACGGGGTTTGATGCACATGCGGCATTAAACGCCTTCATTGCTATTGATGCCTTTATTGTATTTCCTGTAAAGGTGTTCCATGCAAACGATGCAAGATTCACTACTGCAGTCCCTGTTGCGGTTAGGGCTGTGGTAATTTTAGTGATGCCGTTGAGTAAACTATGTGCGGCTGCCGCTCCCTTGACATAGATGATATAGCCTGCATATGCTGCCGCCAAAGTCAGCAATGCACGCTTATTCTTTTCAATGAAATCAATGACATCGGGCAAAGACCCGATTAGCTTTGACTGCCAGCTTACGAGCATCTCCAGCGCGGGATTGAGTTTCTCAATAAGCACATTCCCTGCTTCCTCCATCTTGTTTTTCAGCTGAGCTTTTTTTGCCGCGAGAGAGTCGGAGTTGATTGCCGCCTGTTCCATCGCGACGGAAGTGCCGGTCACCGCCTCGGTATAGTCACGCAGCTTCTCAGTGTTGGCCGTGATGATGGAGGCGATGGAAAATCCCTCCTCGCCAAACATTTTCTTAAGGAATGCCGCGCCCCCTCCGACACTCTTGCTCTCCGCCTCGTCGACTTTCTTTTTCAGGTTGTCGACTGCGGTCATGAGCCCCACTACCTTTGGGTTGGTGTCGGCGGCTCCTGTCTGGAGCGTCAGGAAAAATTTCTTTAATCCCGTGCCGGCAATCTCACCCTTTACGCCAAACTCACCAAGAGTCTCTATAGAGCCGACGAGTTCCTCGATAGGCACATCCGCGGAAGCCGCTGCAGTACCGGATTTAAGAATTGCCGCCGCTTGTTGCTCCACATTAGCAGCTCCGAATTTCGAGCCGGCGGCAAGTACATTCACATATTTCGCCGCCTGGTCGGCTCCGGCACTATATTGATTAAGTGCGGTTGTTGTAGCGTCAACTGCCTGTTTGAGCCCCATCTGTGCCGCTGATGACAGGCGCATGGTCTCCACTGTGACGGCGTTAAGAGCCTCTTTGTCGGTGAGCAATTCCGGCTTGTTTGAGCCGACGAGCATGTATGCCTCAAGTATCTCCTTGCTCGATTGGGTGACACGAAGCCCGGTCTCGTCCATGGCGACGGAAAGCCTTTCAGCCTGTTTCGTGAGCCAGTCGATATCTGCGTCATCAAGGCCGGTCAATGCCTTGAGATTTTTTTGTGAGGCATCTTTCTCGGTGTAGCTTTTCTTCAGGTCGGCAAGTTTAGTATTGACGCGATTGATAGTATCGGACAATATTGTATAGGTTCCCCACCATTTGGTGAACACCCCGGCAACGCTTGAAAGCATGCCCCCTTGCGACTTGGACACTGTTCCCATCTCGATATTTACCTTCTTTAGCTCCGCCTGAGCGCGCTGCAGCTGCTTCACGTAGTTGTTCCACTCGCGCGAGCCTCGCGCCACGCGTCCGGAGTTAAGCTCCGCGTTAATCATCTTGATTGTGTTCCGGAGCTGCTTCGGCGTCGCCTTGTCAAGCGACACCATGGCGTCGCGTACGCGTTCGGCATTGGTCTGCAGACGGCGTATCTCCGAATTGGTCTTGTTTATCTCGCGGGTAAGCCGGCTCACCTCCTTGGTGTCGCCTGCCTTTGTCGCGTCGGCGAATGCCTTGCGCAGCTCGGTCGCCTTCGCCTTCAGCTTGTCAATCTTGCTTTCCGAGCCTGAGGTGTCGAGGTCGATGGTCACCTCGGCTCTCCTTTGTGTTGTCTGTGACATGGTTACGATAATTTATCATCGCTAAATTACCGGTCGGTTAAAAACAAAAAAAGACAGTCACACGACTGTCTTAAATATAATTAAACTGAAGTTAACTATTTAGTGCATGTGGCTAATCATACATCCCTCTTTTTCTTCCATCCTTATCGCGCCAATATTCTATAGTGAATTTTATACCTTCATATAGTTCAATAATCATATATTTGACTGCACGCACACATATTATGACTGCGGCAAATGCAAATATAGCTGCCCCCATAAGTATTATAATCCACAACAGAGTGCCGTCGGATTGGAACACGTAATGCAATGTTGTCATCAAGGGTGTCATGTCGATAATATTTATGTTCAGTTCAAATTTAACACTTTTATGTGAAAAATCCAAATATTTTGTAAGGGAAAAGACAGCCACGCATCGCGCGCGGCTGTCCTCGATATAAAAATGTAAAAAAAATGTGTCCTTTGCTTATCAGTCGGCTTGTTCCCCGGTAATCGCCCATAGCGGCCCGGATATAGGGTCGATAAAGAGGCTGTATCCGAGCGCCATCATCACCTCGGCTACTTCATTAAGAGAGATGTCACACATCTCGCCCACGCGGTTGCGAAGCTCGGCGGAAGAGAGGTTTTCACTGTCTGGATCGGGATTAGGGTCGGGTCGATCGTTGACAAGAGAGGCGGCAAGCACTCCCATCTGCACAGGCAGCTTCCCCTCGTTGACAAGATTGACTATTTCGTTGATTCTCTCTGTATATGTTGTTGCTTTAAGTTCCATATTTTAAAAGTGTCAGTAGTGTTAATGATAGATTACTTCTTCGATACATCGCTTCCGGAGGATTGATATAATGATGGTTCCTCCGCCCCGCAGTCACCGGGGCGGTTGCCCTTGGAGGATGTTCGGTCATGCGATACAGGGGTAAGCTGTATGGTGAAAGGGCGGTTGTCGGTCCATGCCTTGTCCCCGTCTTTAGTGCATACAAAAATTTGTGCTGAAGCCCAGCGGTGCAGCATACGCTTATCGGCAGTAAATCCGGTGGCATGCACCACCATCGGTTTCAGACGCGGGTTTGCGGCACACAATTCCTTAATCTTTTCCTCCAGGAATTGGGGGATTGACGAAGCCTCTTCGTCAAGAATTAGGGCGTTGTCATAGCGCTTGACCACGATGTCGGTAAGCAACTGCCCGAGCTTGGTGGTCGACTTCAGGATATTCAGGGTCACAAAATATTTCATATCTCGCCTCCTTCCTTGCTTGAGTGATTGACTGCTGCACACACAGTCACGAGCAGTGCGCAGAGGCAAGTGGCGACGGGTCGGTCGGCGATGGCGCATATCCATGCCCCGGCGGTTCCGGCTGCGGCTGCGAATGTTGATACCCGGCGCAGGGTGGCGCCACTGACTGTCACTTTCGGGAGATTTAAGGCTCTGCCCGGTGCCTTTAATGAAATCGCTTTCATTGCTTGTTTGAGTTTAGCGTTGTAGACAGAAAAACGGCTGTCATATCCCGTCGCTAAACTCAAACAAGCGTCGCCCCGAAGGACAAAGATGTTATTGGATATGACAGCCGTAATGGCTGTGTATGTATAGGGCATAAAAAAAGCCCTGACTTATGTCCGGACAATTGACCGATGCCCGACGGAAGCGATATACGCTCGTTTAAGTTTAGCACTGCAAATCTACGTCAAAGAATCGGATTGTGCAAGAGCAGCACAAAAAAAATAATCAAAAGCGAATTTTTATTGTCGAAAAACTTGCATAATAATCAAAAGAGTATTAAATTTGCATTGTCTTAAACGACATGAGTACTTTAACAGGTTTAAATGACCGGATAGAATTACTCAACCAATTGAGGTTCTATCTCCGAAACGAGCAAAGACTCCTTGAAGAGGGGTGGATGACCGAGTCGGACTTCTTGGAAACCGTGGAGGAAATCATCAGAGAGTATGCCGCGTTACTGTTAACCGAGAAGTGACAGCTTTGGAGTCCCGGTAACACGGGACTCCTTAAAGTACTCTAACGATTAAGACATTTTTTTTGATGATATAAAACGACAAGATATGAAACAGGAACTGCAAGACGCCATCGATAAGATTATCGCCCAGCCGACACTCTCGGCAGAGGAGACCGACACGCTCATGAACAAGGCATTTGCCCTCGCAGATACGCCGGAAGAGAAGAAGGAAGCGATGACCCGGCTGCGAGACGGGCTGCGTAGACGTAAGCGTCACGACGTGGATGTGAAGTCTATACTCGGCGATGCAGCACCCTATCTTAACCTCGCCCAGATTGCCAAACAATATTTCGACAAAGATCGTACATGGCTCTATCAGCGCATCAATCAGGCTAAGGTCAACGGCAAGCCGGTGGCGTTCACCGACTCAGAACTCAGGATATTATCCGACTCCCTTCAGGAGATAAGCAATATCATCCACCAAACCTCAATTAATTTAACTCATTAAGTTTAAGACGCCGAGAACGCCCGACATCACCCCGATGCCGGGCGTTCTCTTTATAAAAAAAGTCACCCTCACCGTGATGGCGAGGGTGTAACCAGTGCGAACAATGTAAAAGTGTAAATCAAACAAGCTGCAACTGGCTTAGCTCTTTACCGAATGCGTGAAGTGCATTCTGAATTTTTTCCGTTGTCCTGGCCGACGGTGTACGGTAGCCGGAGATGTACTGCGAGAGCTGTGCTGCAGAAATTCCCGTGAGTTTTGCAAGACCTTTGTACGAGATTAAATCCGCGTAATAGACAAGGAATGAAGGAAGGTCGTAGGAGAAAGCAAACTCCACTTCTTCAAAAGGCTTTCCCTCTTCCTTGAAGAAAGACTTCATGTCCTCATACTCGGTTTTAAATTCTGCAATAGCGTCACTGGCAGTAGCACCGTCGCCGTGGACGCCCCAGCCAAGATGATTGTCATCGGGCATGTATGCACCATAAGTGCCATCCTTGCCTCTTTCAATAAATACTCTCACTGTTTTCATACTATATAATATACTCTATACTCTGAATTGTTAAACAAATTTGGTCTCTTCCTGTCAGGAAGGGAGGGGCTAAACCCCCTCCCGTTTACTTAATCCCGGCATCGCGGAGAATTGATTTCAAAGTGCCTGACTTGACTTCTTCCGAGCCGTGGTTGCTTGTCTTGAAGTAGTTTCCGGTAATCGGGGAGTACCACAGCGGATGTCCGCCTCGTTGTCGACCCGTGTCCCGGCATCCTGCCTTGCGGAGTAATTTGTGCAATTCTTTATATTTCATTGTTCTCTCGTTTGATTTACGATACAAAGATAATGCTAAATTTTTATTTAGCAAAATAATTTACACAAAAAACATGATAGGAAAATATTTTTTATGTCACAGCCCATAAAAAACCGGCGACGCACTCACATGCGACAACCGGAATCACACATAAAAAGTCACCCCCGCCGAGATGGCGAGGGTGAGCGGTGTCCGCCGCCTTGATGCGGACAGTGTCAAATTAAACAAGGCATATCAGATTGAGTCGGCAGCCTTGCGGATACGGGCTGACAGGTCGCACAACGCCCCTTTGAGCTGTTGCGCCTCCTCAGGAGAAAAGCCCCCGACACCGCCGTTGCCATCGATTCCATCAAGCTTATGGTATAGCCATGAGCTTGACTTTCCGAAATAGTTACGGGCGATTTCACGCCAAGATATGTCGATTAATATATCTGACATCTTCTGTCTCATATCTGTGACGAGTGTCTTGTTTTGCATGATTGTTTCCATACTTTTATTGTTTTGTACCCTCCCTTTTTCAAGGGAGGGTTGGTGATTTTTTAGGGCAGGTCGGTCAGTTCGTCGACCAGTTGCTGAATGAAGTAGAGCAGTTGCGGATAACCGTTGGGATAACTGAGTCGGTAATTTCTGATTGCTCTTATCAGCTCTTCTTCTTTTTGAGAGAGTCTAATTCTTTCTTTTCTTCGTCGTTTCATTGTATTGCTTTGTTTAATTTGACAATACAAATATACTACGAATTTTCGTAGTGAGCAAATAAACAAGCGATTATTTTTCAAAAAAATGATGGCAGTAAAGAAAAAGCCCCGGCGACGCACTCACATGCGACAACCGGGGCAACCTTCTCTCCTTGACAGCAAAGATAGGCGTAAAATTTTTATCTGCGAAATTTTTTCGCGAGCCAAATCACTGCTACGGCAAGCACCGAGCCTACAAGCCCCAGGGCGAAGCCGCCATAATCCACCTTGACGCGCTCCCATCGCGACAGCTCACGCTCCACCGGATAGGGTACCGGCACCGAGTCAGTGCGCTCGACGTACACAGTGTCATGCACCTCTTTGGTGCGCTCGCGCCATCGGTCACGCCAGTCAATCACCGTGTCTCCCTTGACAAAGATAAAACGGGTGTCATTCTGTATCACCGTGTCGGTGAGCCATCGCGTCACCACGTCTTTCTCCGTCCTGACAGTCTCCACCGGCTCATACACCGTGCGGGTGCATCCGCATATCACAGCCGCCAGCAGCGCGGCAAACAATATGCACCGCGTCATGACGGATTACGTTTAGCCCTTTCGGGGTTGTAGCTTATGTGCAGCCATCTGAAATCATACTTCTTGCCGATGAGCTCAAAGTATGGCAGGTTCAAGTCTTGCACGAGCTGATACAGGCGGCGGTTGTCGACCGCGTTTCCGGTGGATATGTCGGCGGCACATCCTGTAAGGTGCATCGACCCGGACACTCCGCCGACTCTCCTGTTCAGTTCCGGACACCGGTAGCCCGATGTCACGGTTATCGGCTTGCCCCACGCCTCGCGCAGAGGGTCAAGCACCATGTCGACAAGCGCCGCGATGTTCCTGCGTGCGCTCTCCGGCGCCGTGTTGTCGATGCCGTGGCGGTAGGCTGTCTCGCTCCGCTCAAATTCCTGAAAAGAGAAATACTTCATTGTTCACCTCCTTTCCCTGTGGCGAGCTCGGCAATCTGCCGCCCCACCTGTTCTTTAAACCGATCAAGCTCGCTGGCGTAGTGCATCGAAATTCCCAGCAGCGAAGCCGAGAACACGCATATGATGCCAAACGCCGTCAGAATCGACTCATGAATCAGCCCCTCGGGCGGGATGTAGACGCAGAGAAACAGCATCACAAGCCCCGCCGTCATTGACACTATAGCCATAGTGTAGACAAGCACCTCCTTAAAGGTGAGTTTGTCAAATTCCTGTTTTAAATGTCTCATAAACCGTATAGTCTAAGGTTATAACTTCTCTATCGTGTCACCCACCACCTTGTAGACGGCGGTGTCGTAGTAGGCATAGGCGGATGTCGCGTCGGCATCCTCCTTCGCCCTCACATAGCCGCGCACGTACCGCACTGTCGAAGCGTTGGTTCTCGGCAGGTCGATAGTATATTTATGCAGCAGCCCGTCGGTCGAATCCTGAATGAGGTCGAGCGACGCGAGCTTCTGCGAGTTCTGCGAAGTCGTGGGCGACTGGTTGTTGCTTGAATACGCGATACCCGCCTCGGTCACCTGGTATGTGCCCCGGTATGTGATATGCAGCGTGACCGCCTTGTCCTCCGCTTTCAGCATCGTGGTGGACCGGAACTCGATGGGCAGGTTTGCCGGTTCCCTGACGGTCACAATGCGCGGCTCGGTATCGGCTGTCTTGTCACCGTAAGCGGCATGCAGCACGATACTGTGAGCGCCCGGGCTCGACAGCTTGAACGACATCTCGTTTCCGCCGGTGGTGGAAGCGAGCTCCACGCCGTCGACAAGCAGGGAGAATCTTGTGTCGGCTGTCACGTTGTCGAGCGCAAACGTGGCTTTCGGCACCACGCGGAACTCCGTGCCGTTGTAGGAGTAGTCAATCTCGGAGCTGTCGGGGCTTATGACATACTGAAGATTCAGCGCCGCCTCGTCATAGTTGATTATCGGACCCTTCGTGATGATGCCCGTGTCGGTCACAATCTGCCCGGCAATCTGCGCCGCCCCGCCAATCTCGATGTTACCCAGAAACTGGACGTTGGTGTAAAAGCGGTTGCCGCAATGCACCAGCGCCGACTTTGACAGGCACAGCACCGGCGCGGTCTTGGTCTCGTCGTCGGTCACCGGGCTCATCGCCGTCCATGACGGCATCATCGAGCTGTCGGGGTTATACGACAGGTCCATGCCCGAAGCCTCCGCGGCGATTTCTATCTCGTGGCGTATAGCCGCCGGTATCGGCGAGGTGTTGCGCTCCTGAAACATTGCGTTTGACACCTTCACCGCGCGGCTGTTGCCGAGTATCATCATCAGGCAGAGCTGGTCTTTCACCGCGTCAAGCAGCGGGCTTGCCGGGCTCAGCTCGTTTGCGATCGAGATACAGTAGGGCGAGTATATGTCCACGTTACGTCCTCCTGTGATGACAAATGCGTAGCCGCAGAAGAGCGAGCGGGCGTGGATGCTGCGCGACCCCATCGCCCAGCTGTCGTCGGGCACGTCGGTAATCCTAACCGGTGTGCCGTCGGCAGCGGTGGTGTCCACGGCGAGCCCGTAGCGTTTCGACACGCGGTAGGCGCCAGCCCAGGGGTTCAGACCATAGTTGTAGGTGGTCTCGACGCCCGGCGAGAAAAGCGAGGTGTTGAATACCGAGCGCAGCCACCATCCGCAGCCGCAGTTCTCAGCCACGGAGTTGAACACGGTGCAATAGGTGATGCCCTGCAGGCAGAACCCGGCATAACGAGCCGAAGCCACATAGACCGATTCAAGCGTGGTCGATGTGCCTCCGGAGATAAACACCCCGTGCCCTCCGGCATAGGAGATACGCACGTCGCGTATCATCGACAGGATAGGCGTGTCAAGATATATGGCATGAGCCTTGGTCCCGTCGATAAGCAGGTTGTCGAGGATGGTGGCGTTAATGGTGTTTCCGGAGCTTGTAGTGCCGGGATTCCCCTTCTCGATATAAATTCCGCCCGTCCCGTCGATAGGGTATGACGCGTTGTTACACTGCCGCCCCGACGAGGTCTGCGTCCCTCTCAGCACCATGTCCCGGTACTGGCAGTTCTTGTTGCCACGCGAATATATATGGTAGCCCTCCGTGCTAAGGTTTGAGACGCCCTCAAGCACCAGCACAGTGGCGTTGCTGTCGTTGACTGTCCTGTCGGTCTGTCGGTTCACGCCCTGTATCTTCACGTTGTTGCTCCGGATGTCGAAAAACAGAGTGTCCTCCATCGTCACGGTCACGTTTCCGAGACGAATGTTGACCGGAAAATCCACAATAAACCGCTCCTTGCAGCGCCACTCGCCGGTGAACCATGTGCAGTCCACCGTTGACAGCCCGTTAGCCTTGGCATAGGCGAGCGCAGTGCGCAAAGCCGTCTCGAAGTCATCGGGCGCGAGCCTGTGGGCCGCCACGGCGCCCCCGTCGGGAAGATAGAGGCTGCCGAGCAGCGTCCATGTATAGCGGGTCTTTGCGAGCGTGCCAAGCCCGGAGTCGCCCGACACAGTTGTCGCCCTCACGACATACACCGAGTCGTTGATGATATAGCGTTCGGCATTAAGGTAGCCACGCTCGCGCAGCCATTCCTCGCCGGTGACCCATTTTTCATCCGTGTCGCCTATCTTGATGCCGCGATACTTGACCGCGAGCATCTTGTTCATGGGCGGCTTGGTTCCGACAGTCTGATAGCCGTTGACATCCACAGTCGGGCGCACGACCCACACCTCCGGCGGCGACATAGCGGCGTAGACCGGGGGTTCACCCTCCGTAATGTCAGGCACAGTGTCCATGATTCCCGCCACAGGCGGCAGCAGCGACGGCTCGTGGTTTATCACCCTCGAGCGGATTGCCGCGACCACGGGCTTCAGCTCCACGACCCCGTCATGGGCGAAAGCGTCAGCCGCCGTCAGCCCTGATTCGCTGTCACCGACATACAGGCGGCATGTCGACGTGTCGAGATAAATCCGTCCCTGCACCGGGCGGTACACCCCGTTTTGTGCCTCACCGACGTGTCCCGCGTCTTCCCAGAGCGTGTACCACGCCCCGTCTTTCTCAGCCAGGAACCCGCCGTTAAACTCCATCGGGTCATAGTCAGGGTCGGGATTGTCCTTTACAAAGATTATACGGTCAGGGTCGGAGATGACAGTCTCCGTGTCGGGATAATACAGGTGGTCATATTCCACCACCCCTGCAAACGCCGTCACCCCCGAGCCTGATGTAAGCGAGCCGATGTATCTTAGCTCATGGCGGTGGTTGGCACCGACAGCCCCCTCGGTAAGATTCTCAAGACGGTAGAAGTCGGGGCCGTGCATGTAAGTCCACGGGTTTGAGGAGCGGCAATGCCAGTATGTGCCGATACTGCCGTAGTTCCACAGGTCTTTCACCGTGTCGTGGAGCGCCCACTGTCCGCCCTCCTGATAGGACGCGCTGTAGTCAAGCGCGTCAGCCACCCAGTAGACTCTCATCCTTGAATCCTTCGAGAAGTCCCATTTCAAGGAGCTGTCAAGCTTGCCGGCAGTGGCAGCCATCAGCTCCGCCCTGGTCATGAAGCCGTGAAACTCCATCACCAGGCCCGGTGAGAGTCCGTCGCTTAACCTGCGACTTTCCAGGCTCAGCAGCATCTCCGTCTCCTCCATCGTGTATGCGTCAGTGATGCCGTAGCCCTCAAGCGTCGTCGCCTTGTCGGCTTTCCCTGCGACATCAGCGGGGTCGACCTCCGGGATGTTGTCAATGATTTCCACAAACATAGAGCCGACACGGCTTGCCGTGTTCTCTCTCAGCAGGCTCGCGTCACGGATTTTGCGTGCCTTTGCGTATAAAGTATTCTTGTCCATAACAGTAGCGAATATCGGTAAAGACAGTCATCAGAAAAAAGACATCAAAGGTCGCCTGACCCGATTGATGACGACAGCGAGTCGGCGATGGAGGCTGCGGCGTGCTCGCCCCCTATACGGGCGAGAGCCTCGACCATGGCTCTGACAGAGGCGAGATACTTTGCGTTAAACCACGGGCGGCGGGAGCGCGGCTTTCCCGATGTCATGTTAGGATGGGAGCGTGCCCCGGCGCGGCGCTTGCGGTCAAGACCGTGGGCCTCGCGATAGTCCGGGTCGAGTATCTGCAGGTCGCCGCCGTTGCCACGGGTGTACCCGTTGCCGACACCGAACTCCTGCGCCAGCCCGTACTCAAGAAACTTCATCTCGATAGTGGCCCCGGTAGACAGGTAGCCCACCTGAGAGCTGAACGACTCATGCAGCGCGCCGGTGTCGACGATACGTCGGCGCTCGATCTTCTCCAGCCATATCTCTATCATCTTGTCGGTCCACGCCTCCGAATAAGCGTGGAGGTCGGTGATCAGGGCTTTTTCTGCCATAGCGAGCGGTCATAAGTCAGGTCCACAGGCTCCGAGACATCTATCATGAAATATAGCCCCGTGCAGCCGTTAAGCGAATGTTTCCCCAGCTCGCGACACAGCACATTCTCCGTGTGGAGGTAGACGAGCTCGTTGGCGGGGTCGTCGGCGTCGACGATAAGGCGCGACATCACCTGAGAGAACAATGTCCGGCACAGTCCCAGCGCCGAGGCATAGGACCTCATGTCGCTGTAGTCATACAGGTGCATGATAAACACCGTGAAGGTGCGCTTCTTGAACCATCCGCCGGAGCGTCCCCTGAAAAGGTTGCCGTCGTTGGTGTCGTCAAGGCAGAAAAACGCCTTCGACGTGCGGAACTCGTCGAGCATGCCCTGCAGGGCCGTCAGCCCCGAGCAGGTACAGAAGGTAAAGCCGGAGTCGGAGGCGAGACGGTTGCTCTCGCACATCTCCCTGAAATAGGTCTCCGCGTCAAAATAGTTTTTTGCGTCCATGTTCAGCTCCGTTTAAGATCGCGTTTCCGTTCCTCCGCCTCACGGGCGAGGAAGTCAAGCTCCGTCAGGGCGCGGCGACATTCAATCTCCAGGATCATGTCCTCCTTGGTGACATCCCCGCCGGTGAGGGCGCGTATCTCGCAGTTCATCACGTCGAGCATCGACACCTCGGAAGAGCCGGCGGCGGGACGGAAGAAGTTACGGAACTCGGCGGCAAACATGTTTTTGACCTGCACCATCCAGTTAAGCACGTTCACCTGCTCGTAGCCCTCAAGCCTGTCAAATCCCCCTCCGGGGTAGAGCAGGGCTGCAATCTCGGCAAGCACCCCGGCATCCCTTGAGGCGAGGAAGCCCTGATAAAGGTTCTCAAGCCTGAGATAGGAGCCAAATGTCACACCGAGCAGCCGGGCGTCGATTGCGTCGCGTCCCTGCATGCGGTCGAGCCTCACGGGCACCGCCCCCGGCTCGTTGATAAACTCGAGCGGGTCAAGCTGCTCGGCGAGCAGATCCGGCGAGACCCATATGTCGACACGGCGGCGGCCGCTCCGGAACCTGCATGCAAATCTCCCGTCACGGCGGAAAAGCACCTTCATTCCGGAAATCGCAGCGAAGGCGAGAGCCGTCACCGACTCACTCCCGGTCTCCGAGCATGCAGCCTTGACGCGGTACACAGCCGCCAGCTCACTCTGCGTAAGCTCCTCCCAGCAGCGGGGCAGGGAGATGCGCACCTCACCGTCCGAAAAAGAAACACGAGTCATCTTTTTTGTTCTCATACCGTTCAAAATGATTAGCCCGGAAAGTCTGCGAGCCCGCATAGGCAGGAAACTCCCCGATTCTCGATTCCACAAATTCCAGGATCCTGTAGTCCATCCGGTCTGCCGACCCGTCATGGCGCACCCATGCGCGGACAAAGCCCTTTATCATTCCCCGCAGCTCCGCCTCGGCATCGGAAAGGTCACCGCACCTCACCCCGTCGCGGAGGCGCTGCATAAGCTCCGGAGAAAGGCGGCAGGCAAGAGCGCGCTCCGCGCCGTTGATCTCCGGCATCCACTCGCCCCTCAGGGCGATGTTTACCGGCTTGCCTGATATATCGGCGATGTCACGGCATCCGGGGAACATCGTCCAGACCATGCGTTGTGCCGTTTCGGAGGCCCTCCACCTCTCGATGCGGCTCAGCGCCTCAAGCGTGGCGTCAAACGCCATCCCCGCCTCGAGGGCGAGAGAATCCCTCAGTGCGCGCACACGCTCCGCGCTTGCAGGCGCCATCGAGTCGCTGCTGACCACCCCGAAGCCCGTAGGGGTCAGCACCAGGTCAAGCTGCGGCACCGCGCGGTACAGCGAATGGAGGCAAACAAAGCGCTTCATCAGGTCTGCGACCTCCCCATACTCTTCCTGTGACATGATGTCAGCCATCAGCCCCGGGCCCACCATAGAGAGCCACCGGCGGGATGTCTCCTCAAAAAAGCCGGCGACAGCCCTGAATATCTTGCCCGACGGCTCGACAGCCGCAGGACAGACCTTGTGAAAAAAATCAATTGAAATATCCATACTCAAGAAATCTTAGGATTGACACTCTTGGCGTCAGTGCCCTTGTCAAGGGTGGTCAGCAGCACCATGGGCACAGTCGGCGCCGCTTTATCCTGCCACCCGTTAAACCATATTATAAGCTCATGCACGCCGAGCAGCATGTCGCGGAAGGCGGTCTCAAGCGACTGTTTGAGCGTGAACAGCTCGCGCTTGTCGGAACCCGAGTTGTTGCTCTGCGACTTTCCGGGCACCGCGCCCACGAGGTTAGGATGTATGTTGGTGCCGTAGCAGAGCATGTTTGACGCCTCCTGGGTGTCCTCGCTCCAGTCGCCGCCCTCCTTGCCGGTGTCGATGACGCTGATTTTCACCATATGAATCTCATGACCGTAGGCGTCGACATAATACCCCGTTATCCATACCTTCCCCGAGTTGTGGATGCCGGTCACGAAGTCGCGTATGTTCTCCTGCTCCTTCTTGATGCGCGCCTCCTTCTCCACCGGGTCGGTTATATTCTCACGCTCGCATATATGCTCCCAGTAGTCGGCATGCACCTCCACCTGGTATCTTATGGCGGCATGGTTGCGAATCTTCGCCTTTTTACCCTTCCCGATAAGCCTCTTTATGTCAAACCAGTCGCCCCGGAACAGCGACGTATAGTAGGGCATCGGGTAATAGCGGTTGCCGGGTGTGGGAAACCGCATCACCACAGCAAACTTGTAAGCCGACGTCCTGACCTTCCTGACACCGTCAATACCGTAGTCCAGCCCGAGCTTCACGCGCAGGTCGCCCAGCGGGTCTCGCTCGTCAAGCAACTCAAGCATCTCCACGTCCTTCTTGCCGAGCGACCTCGTCCTGTTCCAGTTGGCATAGAAAAGGTGGCACACCTTCCCCGACGAGTTAGCCTTCTCAAAGCGGCAGAAGCAGGCATCCTTGTGCCTTACCTGCACAATCCGGTCACGTTTCCTGTTCAGGACAATCACGGCTACCGAGAAAAAGAAGTGCTTCATGTCGGTGCATTGCTCAAGATAAAACCTCTTGAGCGAGTTGGCTCGCATGAATCCGCATATCTCCGGGTCTTTAGTCGGACGATTGGTCTCCGGGTCGGTATATTCCACGCCGGAGCCGTAGGCTGTCAGCACGTTAAACAGGAGGTTCTGGGAAAGCACCTCGTCCATGCCGATGTGCCTTAGAATCTCGTGGGGCAGGTCGTCGGAGCCTCCAAAAGGCACGTACCTGAATGACGGATAGCCGGGCACCACCTTCCCCTCCGGGACCAGGTAATCCTCCTCAAACACGTCGGCGGTGTCGGTCACGCCGGCAGATGCGTCATTTACCTTGAAGTCGAGAATCACGGTCTCGACCTGTCTGCGCCCTGATGCGGCGCTACCTGATGATTTCGTATCCATTTATCTCAAAAAGTGTTATGTCACGGAACTCCCTCGGCAGGTTGCTTGCCGAGGTCAATATGCGGTGTGTGCCGCGGCGGAACGACCAGCCGATGCACACCGCCCTGCGGTATTCGATGATGTCGCCGGTCGACAGCTTCCACACCTTCAGGTCGCATGGCTCGCCCGACTCCAGCAGGGCGAGGGCGTCAAGCCAGTGCATCATTTTTATGGGTCTCTTATTCATATGTCGGGTCAAAAGTGTGGTCAAATATCCTGAAACCGTCAAGGTCCGACGCGCCACGGCGGGCGAGACGGTAGGTGAAAGAGAAGCTCGGCGTGAAGTCATAGGCGTTGCTGTCGGCGACAGAACAGTCGGTGATGATGACCCTCTCGCCCGGAGTCCCGTCGGGGTTTAGCAGGTAGACCGAGCCGGAGCGCGCGAGGTCGCGGGCTATCGACTCCGCCCCGAACCTCATGACCCCTGTCGAAGCCACGTGCTTGTCGGTCTCGCCGATGTCGTAAGCCTCAAAACTGCCGTTGACCATAGCCGTCACCCTTGAATACTGAGGGTCGGCGGTGACCTCTCCATGACAGTGCAGGGTCTCCCAGCAGTTGAAGTTGTTCCGGAAAAGGAAAGCGCCGGTAAGTGGCGGAGGCGACACAATCACGCGGTATGCCTGCGCCATGTCGCCGACCCTCACCGTGAAGTGCACCAGCTCGTAGCCGTCGCGCACAAATCGGCGCGGCGACACGTCATACTCGGTCACGTCGCCTGTGGTCTCCGTGGCGCCGATGGCTACCTGTCGGGCGACAATCCTGCCGGCGGGCGACAGGTACAGGCAGTCGGCGCGACACGGCAGCCTGTCCGGATTATAGCAGGAAAGCGTCTCCAGCCGCCCGACTGCGGTGTCACGTTCGCCTGTCATCGCAGTCAGGAATCTCCGCCGTGCCCATTCCGTAGCCGGGAGTGACAGTTTCACGTCGGAGCGGATTACGGTCATGAAGCATATCGCCTCCCCGTTGACCCATATAGAGAAAGAGCCGGTCGCTGAGTCACGCAGTGAGTTCTTAATAATCCTGTCTATGTCAAACAGCGACACCGACCCGTTGGAGTGGGGATAGAGCACAGTGCTGAACAGTGCCTGTCGTCGGGAGTCACACACGGTCACTGCGACCGATGTCTCGTTGGACGACATCTGTATCACCTCCAGGTCAGAGAGGAAAACAAGGCTGTCAATGTTAGTCACGAGCGTAGTTGCCATATCATTCAATTAGATAGCCCGAAGTTAGGCATGCGGGAAGCCGAGAAAAAAGACAACAGGCACCGGGACCCGTAAAAACCTGATGCACAAGAATGTCGCCTGTGTTTTTACGGGCAAAAAGCGGCATTTTCCGACGCTTTTCCGCTCCATTCCGGCTAAATGGCTTGTGAATAAGTCATTTAGCCGGCGAAATTTTCGGGCGAAGCCCGAATGTGACGAAGCACAGCCCCACGGCGCCCTACGCATTACCGCCGATTACCACCCCGAAAAAGGCGGTATATGACAGCCCCACGGTCAACATCATCGACAGGTGGACACAAAAAAAAAGCGGCTCGGTAATCCGAGCCGCCCAGGTGGTAATGGAGGGTGAGTGTGAGAGGGAGACAGCCACGCATCGCGCGCGGCTGTCCTACGATATAAAAAAAATGTAAAAAAATGTGTCCGTGGAAAAGAGTTATCCGGCATTTTCCCTGACTGCCCACTCAGCTCCGGAGATGGGGTCGACATATACCCTGTAGCCGAGGGCGGTCATGACCTCCGCGATTTCATTGAGGCTGAGGTCGCACACCAGGGCGAGACGGTCGCGAATGTCGGCTGACGAAAGCTTCTCGCTGTCGGGTTCCGGATTAGGGTCGGGTCGATGGTTTGTGAGAGAGGCGGCAAGGATTCCCATTTGAGCCGGCAGCTTGCCTTCGTTGACCATGTCCTCTATCTCGTTTATGCGCTCAAGATATGTGGTCGCTGTGAGTTTCATATCTCGCCTCCTTCCTTGCTTGAGTGATTTACTGCTGCACACACTGTCACGAGCAGTGCGCAGAGACATGTGGCGACGGGTCGGTCGGCGATGGCGCATATCCATGCCCCGGCAGTTCCGGCTACGGCTGCGAATGTTGATACCCGGCGCAGGGTGGCGCCACTGACTGTCACTTTCGGGAGATTGAAGGCTCTGCCCGGTGCCTTTAATGAAATCGTCTGTTTCATACTGTTGATGTTTTAGCGTGATTAATTAGATGTTATTAGACAGAAAAACGGCTGTCATATCCCGTCCGCTAAAACATCAACAGTGGTCACGCCGGAGCGTGATAAAGTTGTGGATATGACAGCCGATAAGGCTGCGTATGTAAAGGGGCATAAAAAAAAGCCCTGACTTATGTCGAGCAGTTAACCGATGCTCTCGGCGGTGACTAACACCGTTGATGTTTTAGCACTGCAAATCTACATCAAAGATTTTGATTGTGCAAGAAAAAAATAAGCCCGATGCAAAAATAGTCAGACAAAAACTTGCGCAATAACGAAATGTTTATTATCTTTGTATTGTAATCAAAAACTAACGTTATGGACAAAAGAGAATTAATTCAGATGCTCATCCACAAGAAGATGGAAGCCAAGGCGAGACTTGAATTTTTCAAGATAGCCTCGCCGGTAAGACACCAAAGAGAGCTTGACAAGCTGCTTGACAGAATCAACGAGATAGAGCGCATATTGAATGAACTCGAAAAGGAATGAATACTAATCAAGCCCCGGGCGACCGGGGCATAAAACAGTACCACTATGGATATAATGCAGAGACTTGACGAACTACAGACATTAATCGACAAAGGCATAACTCCGGAAGCCTACAGGATGATGGCTGACATAAAAGCACAAGCAACTACTGAAGCAGACAGCGCTGCCATTGACAGGTTTATCTCAAGTAATATCGAGCGGCTAAGCGGCGAGATAAGCGACCTGCACGAGGAGACATTGAAGCTGCAGCTCGGCTCTATATGTGAGATGGTAAACCTCAGTTATATAGCTCGCACTTATTTCAATAAGTCGCGCGCATGGTTGTCGCAGCGCATCAACGGCAATGATGTCAACGGGAAGCAGGCAAGATTTACCGAAGCAGAGCTTGAGACATTCAATCATGCCCTTGCCGACATGTCAAGGATAATAGGCTCGACCCGCCTGTCTTATTAAGGCGTTAGTTTTGATTACACCGCCCCTGCATAACGAGCCATGCAGGGGCTTTCTCTTTAAAAAAAGTCGCCCTGAAAAAGGAGTATTCAAGATTTTGCCGAAAAACAAAAGGGCACATGCTTCACAGCAGATGCCCCTTACCTTAATAAACCAATAAAACAAATCAAAAAAAGGCAGTAATAAAAATTCCGGGGTCAGAAAGAAGAGACCACCGACACCATAGAGTTAGACACCGGGTACTTCTCACACCCGATGCACAGTGTGTCGAAGGCGTCACTACCGTCAGTGCGGAGCTCCAGCGGAGACTCGTCGGACTCGGCGAGCTTCTCGGCACGTTTGTCCTTTCCCCCGTTATATATACCGGCTGTCTGTATGGACAGTATAAGGTCTTCGTTGTTCTCGCGGTTTATCATCGGCATGAGCTTGCCCTGCCCGGCAAACATGCGGTTGATGAGCAGGTGTTTCACCGGCTGCATCATGGGCTTTCCGATGTCCTTGAGGGTCACCGACCAGCCGTTAAGCCTGAAAGCCGACGCTATAACCGTCATGAAGGTAGTGTTGTCGACGGCATAGCTACCCTGCTTTGCCGTGGCGTCGAAGTAGAAAATCACGCGCTTGTTCTTGTGGTGGCGGTAATACTGGCAGAAGTCAGCCACGAGCTCACGCAGCTTCCTCTCATACTTGACATAGAATGATTTCAGCACGAGCAGTTTCCTGCCGCGCGGCTGTCCGGTCACCAGCCAGTTGATATTGGCGTTGAAGTCGAAGGCGACACACAAGGGCTGAGCCGGGTCGACATCGGCGTCCATGAGCGACGACGGCTCCTTGATCTTGTCAAACTGATATTCCAGGGAGTCGAGATAAGAGAAGTTGGTGGCGGAATACTTATGGCTCTCGGTCATAGACGAATAGAACCCGTCGCGCGACAGACCGATGCGCTTGCACAGCACCGAAGTCTGGAACGTCAGCGGGGGCAGGTCACGCTTGAGCTGCTTGATAAACGCCTCGCCCAGCACCTCCAGGTTTTCAATCGATGACACCTCCCGGTAGTCCACCGCCACAGAGCGGAACTGGCACAGCTCGCGGTGCATGCGGCGTAGCTCACCCTTGATGCAGCGGGATGGCTCCACTCCCTTGGCACGCAGCTCGCGGCACCGCCTTTCCATCTGTGCTATATCATAGGCGAGCGTCCTTATCATCTCTATGACCTCCGGGTCACACTTCTCGCGGTAGTCCAGGAACCAGGATCCCTTGCGGGTCACCGGCATGTCGGAGGTGATCAGCATCGAGTGATGGAAGAAGTGCTTGCCGAAATACTGGCGGTTGCCACGCAGCGCCGGCAGCGTCTCATCCTTGAACTGCTCGAAGTCAATAAACTTTGCCTCGTCGCAGTCGAGGGCGTCATAGCTTTGGGAATTGGATGTGCCGGACCGGTCCTGGGAAATGATATACCCGACCGAGCCGTTATAAAACGACAGTACATTCTCAAAGTTCTGCACCGGAAATATGGGCTTTCCCCATCCCCAAGCCTTAGGGGGCTTGATGCCGATACACCAGTGGCGGTTGCGCTTGTAGCCCCACCTCTCCCAGTGCACGAGCATCGACGGGAGGGTGTTGGTGAGCGCACGTTTGATGTTAGCCGACACGATACCGGTGATAGAGCCAGGCATGCGCTGGAAGTTGCGAAGGTTCCACAGAGCATGCACGGGACCCTTGCCGAAGGCGCGACCGGCAACGAGTATGGTGTCTTTCGCCTGTACGACAGTGGTGATGTCGCGCTGCACATCGTTAAGATATACCTGCTGGTCGGTCTTTGGCTGTTCCATCGGCATTGACATGGTTAGGCTTAAACAGGGACTCCTGGTCAAAGTCAATCTCCTCAAAATCGACTTCTTTCACATCCTCGGTGAAATACTTCTTCATGAGCGCGGCCTTACGCTCCTTGACGTTTGACATGCGGCGGAAGCCGAGCACCTCGGGGTTGTCGGTGAAAATAAAACGCTGCGGCACGATTGCATCCCAGTCGGCATCCCTCTCGTCCTCCTTGTCAAGCTGCGTGTATTTGGCGAGGCGGTCGGTGGCGAGTATCATATTTTTAATGTCCCCCTTGGCATAGGCGAGGTCATAAGCCGTGTTAAGGCGCTGTATCACCAGGTAACGGTTATAATCCTTGGATGACTTCTGAAGATTGCCGAGCAGGTTCTTGACTATGGCAAGATCCTCATAGGCAGTCGAAGAAGCCACGCCGTAGCGGGAAGTGAGAAACGCGATAATCTCGCGGTCACGCTTCTTCGGAAATGCGAGCCAGTGGTCATAGGCGGCGCGCAGCCTCATTATCCTGTTGGCAGTAACCTCCGGCACCCCTTCCTGCAGCATGCGTTCGTAGGGGGTGAACAGGTGGGAGAGGGCGACATCGGCGATTCTCGGCAGTGCCATGACTCAGACATCGGTAAGCAATGAAGCCACATAGGCAGAAGCCGACTGCACCGCCGCCGGCGCCCCCATGCGGGCAAACTGAATCTCCTGACGGCGTATGGCAAGTGCTGTAGCAGCCACAGCCTTGCGATACACCTTCCCGACCTCAGAGCCGGGAAAATCAATTTCGGCGCGCAGCGAGTCTTCGTCAAGCTCCATGAGCGCGGCGATGTCTCGCACCGGGGTAAGGTCTGACGCGTATTCACGTATCCGGTCAATCTGTTCCTGAGTTAGTTCCATTGATAAGAGTTGATTTATTGATTAATTCGGTCATGCCGCGTCTGATCCCGTCTACGGCGTCATGGTCAGAAATGACCATACCCGCCTCCGTGCGGTTGCCTCTGGTAAGGTTCTGCGAGGTCACGATCGCCGCTGACATCAGCGAGCCCTCGACAAGCACCACCTTGGAGTGATTGCGCGCGACATAGACGCGGTCGGTCACTTCATCCAGAAAGGCAGAGAGCAGCCCGGTCTTTTTCATCGCCCTTGCGTCGAGGATGAGCGTGCAGCCATCGACCATCCCCGAGTCACGGAGCCGCCACAGCCGCCGCAGGAACTCCTCCCCGGCAGAGAAAGAGGAGACAGACAGCGTTGAGACCCCGCACTGCATGACAGTCCACTCGATGATGTCGGCAAGCTGCAGGGAGTCGCAGAAATAAGTCTGACAGGCGGCAGAAGACAGCGGTCTGAGCAACGCCGCCACGGCACCGGCGCGCTCCATCACAGCGAGACACCCATCTCCTTGAGTGCAAACCTGGTCTCGTCAGAGAAGTCGCCGCCGAGCTGCAGCACCGTCATCGCCGCGTCACGCACCTTGGCTACTGCAGCTTCACGGCGGTCACCGGCGCTCTTCTCATAAACGGAGCGATATTTTGATATTGTCTTACGTGCCGCCGAAAGGCGCTTTTTCACCTCCGCGTCCGGAACCGGCACAGGTTCCCCGGCAACATAAGAGTCGTAGGCCGCCCACGCCTTGCGGTATTCGCTCTCGGTCTCGTCGAGCATGTGCAGCTTCTCAAAGCGGTCACACGGCTGCATGTGGCTCATAGCCTTGATTTCGTTAAACAGGAGGTCGACGCGACGGCGACGGTCAAGGTTGTCGGTGTAAAGAGCCTGTATCTCCGCGGGCAGCGAGTCATGGTCGGCGCGTCTGCCGCGCGCCACCTTAGCCTCGGGGTGTTCCGCGTCGACAGGCAGCACAGTGTCCGGGGCAGGTTCCGCAAGGGTCTCAGCCACGCGTGGCATCACGCGGCGCTCAAGGTCCACCACGTCGCTGACAGCCATACCGCGCAGACGTATGTTGAGATACTTCCTGAGCTCGTAAGCGACCTTGTCACCATATTTCTCCGGGCGTCTCATTGCCGAGTTGTACATCGCCATGTTGCGGTTAAGCTTCAGCAGCATCTCCGCGCCTGCAGCCATGTCGCGCGACTCCTGCGGCGTGTTGAGCCATTCCTGTATAGCCGCTGTGAGTTTTTGGTCAATATTAGCCATAAAATTCATTTTTAAGAAGAAAGCGCGGCGGCATACATGGTCAGATGCAGCCAGCCGCGCGGATTCACATTAATACTATCAGTCAAATAAGGGTCAGGCACCGGCGGCTTCCTCGATAAGCCCTGTCGAGCAGTCGATGACACCGTCTTCGGTCACGAGCTTTCCGGTGTAGAACGGGGCGGGCGACTTGTCGGTCACCGACACCTCGAGGTTGGTTCCGGAGGCGTCGGTCACAGCCATGCCGGAGTCCTGGGAGGGCTTGGTGGTGGTGCGCTCGAAATCGTTGCCGATGACGCGGTACTTGCCGTTTTTCTGACGCACGACATACACGAGGTCGTCAGTGTTAGCCATCATGCAGAATCCGGTCGCCTCTTCATCGACACCCGCATACTTGAGGGTGACGGAGACGAGGAATGAGCTTGAGGGATATTCGCCCTGTGACTCCGCCTTCAGATTGGAGGCAGTGGTCACAATGTCGACGGCAAAGAACTTGGCGTCGGCCGCGAGGGTGAAATCACCGTCATAGGTCACGAGCGAGCCGAGGCTTGCACCGGCATCGGCGGGGGTCTTGCGCTTCGGGAACTTCAGTATCTGAGACTTCGGTATCGCGTAAGCCTCGGGACGAAGACCTGGCAGGGTGTTCTCGCCGGGGCAGAATCGAAGCGACTCATACAGGCTCTTTGCGGAGCAGTCAGTCTTTTTCATTGCGGGTCCGTGTTTTAGGGTTCAACTTGTTTGAGCTTTCCTACGAGCAGGCGAGTGGGGTCGATCGACTCGTAGTCGCAGCCAAAGAAAATGGTGGCGAAGAAAGTGAGCAGCACCACGTCATGCTTTTCGACCACGATGCTTTCCTCCTCGCCGGTCTGGTTGACACCGATAAGCATGTTGTTTTTGTCGGTGAGCTGAAGGAACTCGCTGCCCTTCTTCTGGAACATCGGCACGAAAGTGACATTCTCAAAGCCCTCGGGATGGATCTGGCGGTAAGACTGGTTGTAGGAGATGGCTCCGGTGGTGATCTTGTAGTCGTCCATGTAGTCATACCATACCTTATACGGCATGTAAAGCTTGAGACCCTCCTGCGACATCAGGAAGTCGTCGCCGGAGCGGAGGAAAGCCTTGACAAGGTCCACCGCATTGGTCGAGTCGATGGCGTCGGTAAACTCAAAAAGGTTGCCCTTTTCCACAGCGAGGTTACCATCGGTTATCTCTGTGGCGGTGATGGTGTCAAAGCCGTTGAACAGGTCATGGGTGGTTGTGCCGTCATCCTTGCGCACCGCAGTGAACATCTCGCGCGCGATGTGGTCGCCGAGCTTGCCGGAGAGGATAGACAGCACAAGTCGCGCCACCTCCACGTTTTTCAGGGCCTCTCCCTTGGTGATCGAGGACCCGAGCACGGTCTTATAGAACTGGTTGGGGTCGAACTCGCGGCGCACGGATCCGAAGAAAGTCTTCAATGTGCGGGCCGCGATGTCAACGCCGAGTTCCTCGGTGCGTTTCGGGTCGTAGGGACCGAACTGCATGTCGGCGTCAACCGAGTAAAGCTTCTCCTCGAATCGGATACCGGCACGGAGCGTAAAGTTGTTTTTAAGGACATCAAGGAGTCGTAGAACCGGCAGGCGGAGCAGCTCCTTGCGGTATTTTCTCGCACTGGTGAGAAAATCCTGGTCGGTACAGTTGATAGGCGGCATAATCAGAGAATGTCTTTTATGGAATTGTACATGTCGGATGCGTTAAGCTTTTCTTCCGAGCCGTCATCCTTTACGTCATCGGTGCTGTCAGCGGGAAGCTTCTCCAGGGAAGCCACTTTTTCTTGAAGTTCCTTGATGGAATTTTCCTTTGCGGTGACATCGGCGGTCAAGGCCTCAAGCTTTGAGGCGATGTCATTGACCTGAGCCTCGGAAAGGGTGACAGTCCCCTTGTCGTCAGCCTCGATGGATTCCACGGCAAGAACGGCAGCCATTGCGGCTGTGAGCTTGATTGTCTTCATCTCAGTGGTAGTGTTGGTTAGGGTTTCGGATTGTCCCTGCTGATTATCGGCTGTGTTTTCCTTGCTGCCCTCGCTATGGAAAAGCGACTTCTTCAGTTTCTCCCACAGTGACGCCTTCTCTTCATCGGTGACTGCGGCTGAAGGGATCCCCTCGACGCCGAGACCGAGCGCGTTAAGCTTTCGCGCGGTGTCGGCGCTGCAGGAGGTCCAGGTCACCTCATTGGCGTCGGCTTCCCTGATTTCATCGATAAAGCCGAGGTCAAGCGCCTCTTGGGCTGTGAGCCATCGGTCGGCTTTAAGGATGTCGAGGATGTCAGACACCTTCTTTTTGCAGCGGGTGGCATAGAGATTGGCGAGCACGACATCGATTTTGTCATTTTCCTTCTTGTTTTCGGTGAGGTCCTCGATAAGCTTCTGCATCTCATCGGCGTTGTAGTTGCCCCAGACGTCAATGAAATTGGAACACTTGTGTACCTTGAACATCGCATATCTTGACATGCACACACGCTTCGCGCCCATCGCTATCACTGTAGCTGCAGATGCGGTGAAGCCGGTGATGTGTACAGTCACGTCGCCATGGTCGGCGAACTGCTGGCGGATGTCGAGGGCATGGTCGAGGTCACCTCCCGGTGAAGAGATCAAGACATCGACGTGCTTGCCTTTGAATGGCGCGAGATTGTTGCGGACAAACTGCTTAGAGTAGCCCCAACGCCCAATCATATAGTCGATAATAAGCTGGTAATCCATTGCGTTTCGTTAAGATTACCGCTAAATTATCGCGCATGAAACGGCAAAAAAAAGACAGCCACGCATCGCGCGCGGCTGTCCTGTGATATAAAAAAATGTAAAAAAATGTGTCCCTGGAAAAGAGTTATCCGGCATTTTCCCTGACAGCCCACTCAGCTCCGGAGATGGGGTCGACATATACCCTGTAGCCGAGGGCGGTCATGACCTCCGCGATTTCATTGAGAGTGAGGTCGCACACCAGTGCGAGACGGTCGCGAATGTCGGCTGACGAAAGCTTCTCGCTGTCGGGTTCCGGATTAGGGTCGGGCCGGTGGTTTGTGAGAGAGGCGGCAAGGATTCCCATTTGAGCCGGCAGCTTGCCTTCGTTGACCATGTCCTCTATCTCGTTTATGCGCTCAAGATATGTAGTCGCTGTGAGTTTCATATCTCGCCTCCTTCCTTGCTTGAGTGATTGACGGCTGCACACACAGTCACGAGCAGTGCGCAGAGACATGTGGCGACGGGCCGGTCGGCGATGGCGCATATCCATGCCCCGGCGGTTCCGGCTGTGGCTGCGAATGTTGATACCCGGCGCAGGGTGGCGCCACTGACTGTCACTTTCGGGAGATTTAAGGCTCTGCCCGGTGCCTTTAATGAAATCGTCTGTTTCATTGCTTGTATGATTTTCGCGTTATCAGACAGAAAAACGGCTGTCATATCCCGTTCGCGAAAACCATACAAGCATCGCCCCGAAGGACAAATAATTGTAAAGGATATGACAGCCGCTATGGCTGTGTATGGAAAGGGCATAAAAAATGCCCTGACTTATGTCCGGACAATTGACCGATGCCCGACGGAAGCGACATGCGCTTATATGATTTTCGCACTGCAAAGCTACGTCAAAGATTTTGATTGTGCAATATATCGGTGCAAAAAAAAGCCGTGCCTCAAGGGACACGGCAGAACATTTATTTTATGAAGTAGACCCTCACGGGCCGGGTTTGCTTAAAAGTTTGCAGCAGCAAGTTCCTGCGCCATTGAATGAATTGCCTTCTGAAGCTTCAGATACTGACCCTCGCCGGCATTGGCGACTCCGGATGTGTATTTACGCATAAGCGATGGATTGATTCCGGCGCGTTGCGCAACCTTGGACACATTAAGGAAATCAAAGTACTCGAAGAATGATTTCATGTCGTAATGATAAACAAACTCCAGCTCAACCGGCGTTTTACCTTCTTCTCTGAGCATACTTTTAATCTCCTCATAGGCCTGAAGCATGTCGACTTTCGCCTCCTGCGGGGTTGTCCCGTATCCGGTCAATCCGAAATCAGGAACATCCTCCTGCATGAAACACGAGCACCCGCCATCTTTAGCCATCTCGAAAATTATGTTTGCTTTCATCGTCATGAAATTATTAATGTCTTGTTAAAAGGAGGCTTGCAATCCTCCTTTATTCTTAACAACAATCGACACATGGTTTAGTTATGAAGTAATGAGCGGGGGATAATCCCCCGGCTCATCTCCTTGGTTGCGACTGTCAGGACTTCTTAATCCCGGCAAGTCGGCGGACACTTCTGACGGTCGAGGGCGGCACTTCTTTAGCACCGTGATGTCCAAGTGGAAATTTTTTACCCGTTATCGGCGAAAGCCATATAAGGTGATTTCCACCCTTCCTGACGACCTTGCATCCTGCGGCTGTCAATTCAGCCTCCAATTCAGAATACTTCATAAAAAAATAAATGTTCTCTTGTTGTTAACAACAGTACAAAGGTAGCATTTTTGCTCCATATATGCAAATTTATCAGGAGAAAAATTGCACAAAAACACAAGAGCTGCCTGCCTCACGGCAAGCAGCCTCCATAATTTGCAATAAAGCCATATGTATAATCCTAATATCCTGATTTTATAAAAAGTGATGCGCCGGCACGCGCACCACCTTTAAACTAAAATAGACCATTTTACAAAATGCACGGATGAAATTACGTAGTGCGTTTTGCTCAATACCAGTGCAAATATAGTGAAAAATCGGATAAGTCCAAATATATACTATAGATTTCTAAATAATATGCTTGATTTCTCCATTGAATACAAGAGGCAGTAACCCTACGGTGCCTGTCCACTCCACAGTGAGGTTGCACACAGATGCCTCGGAGTAGCGTGACGGCATGACATCCTCGATGTCGCTTACCGGGTAAGGCATGGAGGCGTTGCCGATAAGCCACTGCGAGCCGTCGGCGGAAGTGGCGATATAACATGACGGGTGACCGTCCACATCGACATGCTCGGTAAGAGAGGCTGACAGCTTCACGGAGTGTACCTTTGTACGGTCGACTGTCTTTGTGGTGTGGCTGATAGAAGCCGGACGCGCCAGGTCGAGTTCTGTCCCTTGTATTGCATCAGAAGTCACAAATGCAGCGCGCGACGGCACGATTACCACCGATGACAGCGAATCAGGGCTGACAGCCTCAAGACGGATGATGTTATGCAAAATCTGTTTCATTTGTTTGCGGTTGTGTCTGTCTGTGTCGTCTTGGTTGTCATTCCGTTATCAGACAGGGGGTTGTGGTTGTTTTTATTTGAACTTTTTTATGTTTATACCGTTTTGGGCATATTGTTTACGGAGGCGATAGAAACATTGTCTCACGGTCTCGACCGAATCAATGTCAATGCCCTTGGACTCACACCATGCAGCGATGAGCTTGTTGACCCCGACCTTTGACTCGCAGAGCGGCGTGATGTCGCTCCAGAGAGCGCGCATGAAAAGGTCTTTGATAGCCTCGCGCAAGGCTATCTGTCCCTTTTTACCGAGATGATTGTAGGTCTCCGGCGGCTTCGAGCTGGAGTCAGGGAGCCTGATGGCTACCATACCGGAGCGGTTGTCGACAGGGGTGACTCCCGGGGGTGTCTTTATGGTGAAAGAGCGTATCACGGCGTTCTCATTGGAGTAAGCCGGGAACATGACGGGGTCGCCGAGAGTGGCTGTCAGCCATTGGCGGATGTGCTTTTCAAGAGGCACGTATATAACAAAGTCACTCATATATAATTGATTATACACAAAATTAGCCATTTCGGACAGTAAAAAAAATATTTTCTGTTCCGAAAAGTTGACACACATGTGGGCGTCTACATGGTCTACACTGACTACACTTTTAAAATACGCTTGATTTTCAAACACTTACAAAACTACACTTATTGAAAAAGTGTAGAAATAGCGTAGATTTTGTAGTAGTTTTGTAGATTTTTTTGCCGAAACCGGGCAAGTGTAGTCAAGTGTAGATTTTTGTATACAGCAAAACTACACTTTAACCTATTGATTATTAAGAATGTTGATAATGTAGACAATGTAGATTAAAAATATGTCCCATTCTAAAAACACCGCAATTTCGGAAAAACAAAAAAAATGCCCTGTTTCCGGGCAAAAAAAGCAGGCGCGGCAGACTGAAAGGTCTACCACGCCCGGTCAAAATGAAACAACAATATCTACTCTCTGAGCAAGTCAAGCAACTCTGTGGCACAAAGGGCGGCATAGTCCGGATCCCATGGGTCATAGAATGGCTTGACATCTACCCAGAACCAAAAGAGGCGCACCTGCACTATATAGACCGGTGATGCGCCGGCAACGGTCTTGAGTCTAAATCTCTTTTTCATGAAGCAGTTTATTAGTGGATACAAGCAAGCATCTCGCTTTATGGAAACAAACAGTGAACGGAATGTCAATGCCGATAAGAAACCGGGCATTGGCGATGCCGTGTATTACCGTAGGGTGGGTGCGGTTCATCGCTGCGGCAATCTCCATCAGGGTCATGCCGGCAAAATCGCGCATGAGCAGCATTGCCGCCTGCCGCGCCTCCGTGATGTGGCGGAGGCGACTCTTCCCGGAAATCTCGGCAGTGGCGACACCGAAGGCACAGGTCACGGCAGTCAGTATCTTGTCAGGGGCGGTCATCGTTTTCCGGATTTGATGATTGCCGCCTCGTAAAGGTGGTGGAGGCTGCCGCGGACATACCCCCGGATGCAGGCAGATCCCAGTTCCCTTTCCGGTTCCTGCCTCCGTTTCTTCTTTACTCCGGAATATTTGCTGAGTCTCGCTTTCTCGCACTCCTTACAGCGCGGGAAATATATCCCATAGCCCTTGTAATAAAAAGCGTCCAGCGGCAACTCCTGTCCGCATCCCTTGCAAATCTTAGTCTTGTCCATGCGTCAGTCCCTTTTATGGCACGGGCAGTCGGAGTCGTGGGTGATGCCACCAACCGCACTATTCACTCCGTCGCTGATATAGCGAATATACCGATGTCCTTTGTAGTTGAACTCAGTTATATGTGATGCCATATCAGCATCAATCCGTTCTTGTGTCCTTTGTTCCTCGCATCCGCTCATGCACACGGCGCAGAGGACGGCTGCAAGGATGGTTATTAGGTGTTTCATTTCTTCTTCGGTTTAATGGTTATGGTGACTTCGAGAGGTTCGGACTCCCATGTAAGGGAGGGGAACACATTGTTGTCGGGGGTCATATCAGATATTTCGCCCATCCAATAAGACTTAATGAAATTTCGTTCAGGCTTGTGTGTATATATGAATAAATCACCATTCTTATTTCTCGCCACCCATCCGTCAATGGTCTCTTCCTCGTCAACGTTGAAGTCGAGCTCGGAGGGGGAATAGAAGCCATCGTTTTCATAATCCCAATAGAGTAATTTTCCACTATAGGTAGCCATCAGGTCAACCTCGACTACCTCAATCATCTTGCCGTCTGATTTTCGTTTAGCTTTCATAATGCCGTCATTTCTCTTTTGTTTTCGGGGTGAAGTCGGGGCAATGATAGCCATGGAATAGTCGGCATCGGGCAGGGGCAAGTCCATACGAATGCTTGTATTCCTTTATCACTGCATGTAGTCCGCATTTGTCGGAGTGTTTATAGTACTTGCACTCCTCACACTCCCTCGCTTTCTGCGGTCGGTCAGTCGGGGTTTTCATATCTCGTCTTCTTTTGGGTATCTTTTATCAAACCGCCATCTGAGTTCACAATCACTCAATATAGCTTCTCTAATGTCGTTTGAGCTTGTTGCAAATTCTACGAATATTGCAGAAATACACCCAGGTCGCTTGTCATCTTTACTACATGGAATTGCGTAGTACATAAAGTTATCAAGCGTTCCGTAAATGAAGCCGTCTTCTTTCATCGCTTCATGGTACATCGGGTTGTCTATTTTGTCAATAGATTTGAGTTCCTCTCTCGTGAAACTCCCCACTATCGGGTAAGCGAAATGTCCGGCTCTACCTCTTGTGCCGAAGTAGCAAATTCTTTTTTCCATATTATTTCTCGTTTAGCAGTTCGGAGTTGTCGTGGATGTTGCCGATGATTTCAAATTCAGCAGCATTGTCGCTATCAAAATCCATAACAGGGCAACCAACGCTGATACCTCGTGCGTCGCTATCTTTGTGTAACTCGAAAAATGCTGCGTAGCCACAATCATTCCATTCTACAACTGCAACATAGTTAGGCTTGCCGTCAGAGAAGAATGGATAGCGGTCAGCTGTAATAATATCCCCCTCGTAGATCTCCTTGCCGTTCTTGTCGAGCAGTCCTGTGAATTGGCCTACTGTCTTAGAATCTACTTTGCGCCAATCCATCCCGGGGTCGGTAGGAATGCCGATGAACAGTTTGCCGTGGGTTTCAGCGAGTGAGCCATATACCCACTCACCGTTGTCAATGCGTTTGCCTCTGAATTTGATTGTTCTCATCTCTCACCTCCTTCCTTATGGCACGGGCAGTCGGGGTCGTGGGTGATGGAAGCTCCGCCAATCGCAGTATGTCCCTTTACTACCGCAAAATGTGTTTCTTTTTCGTAGAAGCGATAACAGACATACCGGTGTCCATGAAAGTGGAGTATTCTCATCTGCTCTGAATCAGTCGGTATGTTGCCGCCTTCTTTATTTGAGTAGGTAAATCCGCTCAGGCACACGGCGCAGAGGACGGCTGCGATGATGGCTAATCTATTCTTCTTCTTCATTGTCTTCTGTATAGGTTTCATACTCTTTGATTTCGGGCCTGCTTGTCCATCCCGATGAAGCACTTACTGAAATCAATGCTGAAAACTCGCTGTCGCTTGTTTCATATACATATTCAGCTACGGCGTCTTGTACTAATTCTATAAGCTTTTGAAGTCTTTGTTCGCGGTTCATATTCGTTTCCTTATGTTAAGCAGTCTATTAAGTTATGTTGATCCCGGAGGCAACACCTGTACTGAAATCTCCATATCTAACACGGTTCGTTTGCTAAAGGGATCTTCCTTTTCGGAGATTGAATCTATTTTTATTAGTCCGTAGTTACGCATACCCAATACGAGCTCCTTTACCATGCCCATTTCCTCAGCTTCAATAAAACGCGCCCTTTCAATTGAATCGAATTTAATGCACTCCGGTATGGGACTCGTTCTCCTAAGTCTTAAAGTCCGGATTCGCTCCGTGCGCTCGTGCAGCGTGAAAAGAGCATTGAACTGCTCGCTTATTCTTGACGCAAGTCTTTCAGCGTGTGCTTTTAGCTTTGTAGCCTTGCGAAAAAAGATCAGAGCGCCCGTTGCCAAGGCAATGTTGATTACAAAACAAATCAACTGGATTGTGATGTCTACTTTCATGATTTCTTGTATTTGTCGGGTAAAAAAACGGTTAATAAGTCTGTAGTCATTGATGCCCATGGTGGCTATGCCGTAGATTTTGGCGGCATAGTGCTCCAGACGGCACCCTCGCGACTGTCTCCAGTCGGGCAGGAACACCGCAAACTTGCATCCAAGCAATGCCTCTATGTCTCGCCCCATGCAGTGAGCATAGTTCAGTTTTGGGTCGTCGCAGATGTCAAAGGGCGTTACAGCCTCGGCTCCTACCTCTTTCATGAACTGCCGGGCTGCTTCAGCAACCGCCTTACGCTCCTCTATGTCGTAGCCGGTAATCGGCAAAGAAATATACGCTTTCTTCCGCTCTCCCTTTAGTGTTACTTCTCCTAAGTTGTGAATAGAGCGATATTTGTGAACGGCAAAAATGACAGACTGAGCAAATTGCGGGCACAGACACATGAAATTAGCGAAAGCTTCAGCCAATTGGGGTCCCCATGCCATTGTGGAAGAAGTCATCCAACGCCCTTTGGGATTGTCATCCTTTCGCCTTCCTATAAATACGAAACCATCCATTTCCTTCAGCTCATTGCTTAGATGCTCGGCGTATTGTTCCATGCCGTCGCTTATTATTACACTCTTGATTTTATCTGAATTATCCATGTCAATTTTTTTAGTATTAAGTATGCTCAATTAAAGAGAGACGGCTGGGGATTCAGCCTTTCCGATTGCAGTTGACGAAGCTGAATGTCAATTTTGTCAATCGCCTTATTGCATGCCCCTATTGCCCCCTTATGATCCTTGATTTCACAAAACAGTGACTCCTTTCTTCCAAGCAGTTCCTGCTCCATGAGGTTCATCTCCTGCTGGCGCCTGGCGCCTCCGGAGAAATAATCATAAAGCACGTCATAGCATTCCCTGCGGTAATTTATGACAGCCTCACGGGCATCAGGTGCAACGCGGTCGGGCTGTATGGTAAACAGCCATCCGAAAATGTATTTCAACGGCAAACAGAACATCTCATACTGCTTTCCGTCAGCTCCAGTTGGGGTGCTGAGCACCCCAACTGACTCTAAAGTTTCATCCTGATGGATCTTGTCTCTTTGCGCCTTTGCGTTGATGCCAAGTGCTGTGCAGATCGGCTTGATAGGCACAAGGATTGCGCCATTCTCTTCAACGGTCACGATGTCGACACCGTTGATTCGGGTAATTGATTGCTGTTTCATTTTTTGATTCGGTTTTATGGTTAATGCTAAATAGTAGTCTTCAATGGGTCATATATCGAGCCTTGGAGCGCGTCGCTCATTCTCGATGATCCTGACGCGCTTAATCTCCTCGTCAACCTTCCGCTCCGCATCCTTGGCAAGAAGGAGAGTCTTACGGTCGCGGCATCCTGTGCGGGAATATTCGCGCTGCAGGTCGCGCATCACGACCACGAGGTCAAAGAACTGTCGTGCATTCATGTCAGTAAGGAGTCTCTTTATCCGTTGTGTCTATATCGATGGGGTCAGGCTCGTCGATGGGGTCGGCGTTGACCTCCAGGTTAATCTCAAAATTTTTGGAAAGCGCGTCATAGTCAAAACACAGCGCCCAGTCGACGCGGGATGTCTTCTGCACCGACTTCACGCCTGACGGCGATGTAACCTGTGCATATGACTCCTGGTCGTTGGACATATTCTTGAACCTTACAGCGCTTTTCACTCCGAGAAATTCCGGGCAGTGTTCAAGATAATGGCGGAGGGAACTAACCGGCAGGGTGTTGTCGCCAATCATCTTCCCCTTGATCTTGTATAGCATGAACACCCTTTTAGTACACAGGTAGAGCACCCTCCGGGAGCCGTTGAACACAATCGCCTCCCTCATGCCCTTGCCCTTGAACTCCACTTCATGACGGATACGGTAATCCGCCTCATTGAATATGTCCCCGTTCTGGTGCATGAAGTCGACGGTGTTCCAGAATCCCGCCATCTCATTGGATGCCCGACATTCGCCGTTTTGTCTCAGGATGCCCTTTGAACAGAGCGACAGCATCTCCCTGTAATCAAAGCCCACATCGATGACGCCCTCAAGAGTACGGAATGCGGCGAGCAGGATAGTCCAGTTGCGGGCGATCCTGTCCTCGACCTGATTGCCGGCAATGGCATTGAGCACGTCGCTCCATGCGCTCGCATAGCAACCCTTGAACTCCTCTTCAAATTTCTTCCGGTGGCGAAGCAACTGCAGTGTGATGTGGGTGCATCCCGCGTCACGCAGCCCGGACAGCTCGTTGAACCCGCGTTGCTCCTCGGAAGTGAACACGGTCTTGTTGAATGTCAGGAAAATGGTCCTGGCGAATATGGCGATGTCGATGGTAGGCATCTCCTGTCCGGATAGCATCACGCCGCAGTCGACGGCTGTAACCTCCTTTTTCTTGTCGCGGTCCATGTTCATGCGGGAACGACCCACGCCGTCATACAGCATCTTCAGAATCTCCCGGCGTTCCTTGTCGATGTCGTTTTTATACTCGTCTATATGTACCAGGGCGTTTGACACCTGGGCGAGAACCGCCGCAAGTCCGGCGATGGTTGCCTGGGTCAGGTTCGTGCCTTTGTTACGTGGTACAAAAAACGACATCATGAACTCACCGAACGAAGATTTACCGGAGCCTTTCTCACCGAACAGGTTCAGTATCGGGAACTTTTCGGTGACACCCACTACAATATCCTTAAACAGGGTGGCGAGATAAAAGCATATGCCCACTTTAGCGTTGTCTCCAAACACCTTTACAAGCAGGTCTGAATATTGCCGCAGGGTGATTTCAGACGTGTCATTGTGTACGAATTTGCGTTCAAACTGGAACAATCCCTTTTCCTTGGCATACAGAATAGATGCGGAGGGCAGATAGAAGCAGCCCTTTTCTTCAAGACGGATGATGCCGTACTGGTCGGCCTCAATCCACCTTCCCCGGTCAAACACACCATTGCCGAATGCAAAGAACTCCTCCCTTTGCCAACCGAGCTGAGTTATTTCCTGTGCAGGCTCCACCGCCTCATACAGCAGCCCCTTCAGTTTATTCAGCTGCTCCTCCTTTGCAATCCACCTGAAGTTGCCCTCGTTTTCGGTGCGCAGCTTGAAGCGCTGCAGCGACACGAGGTCTTCCTGCTTCATCTCGACCACCGCCGTGTGACCGCAGTCGTTGATGAGCTTGTACAGTCGTTTCGATGAAATGGGGTCTTTCACATGCAACAGCGGAATCATGACAAAGTTGCTCCACTCGTCATCCTCGGCGTTCTTTCCGATAGACATATACCTGTTGCCGCGTTCGTAGAAGCCGTATTTCTGATACAGCTCCTTGTCAATCATCTTTTCACCGGTCTTTTTCTTTTTCTCGGTGTTGCCTTTTGTGACCTCATTGACTGAACCCTGCAGGATGCTCGCCGGCACGGAGAATATCTTTGCCACTTGGCTTACATACATTTTCATACGCAGCCTGTCATCGACAAGGGCGAGAATCTCTGCCACCTTTTTCACCGCCACCGCTTTCTGGGTCGCCGTGTCGTCCTCGCGTGACAGCTTTGCGGCGTACCAGGGGATGAAATCCTCTTCCGGAAGCGAAGCAAGCACCGCCTTGGAAGAGATGAACGAGTCGGGGTCAGCTTTCTTCCCCTTGTCGCCGGGCGGAATCTCCTTGACGGTCACATTGAACCCCTCTTTGATTGCGGAGATACCGTTTTTGATTACAGCCTGGATACCGGCGCCGAAAGTCTGGTCTTCAGGTGCGGGGTCTGAATCAGGGATGAAGCATAGCCGGGCGCCGTATCGTCGGAGCAGTTCAAACTGGCTTGAAGTCCAGGCCGTCCCGAGTGCCGCCACGGTGTTGTTGACACCGAGCGACTGCAGCTTCATGACATCGGGACCGCCTTCCACAAGATAGATTACCTCTTCCTTAGAAGCCTGGCGGTGGATGTTATGTATTCCAAAAAGGCTCTTGCCTTTTGAGTAGATGGCGCTTTCGGGGGAATTGAGATACTTCGGTTTCTCATCATCGAGGCGTCGAGCCGTGAATCCGATTACCTTACGGTAGCGGTCACGGATCGGAATGACAATCCTGTCCCAGAACGCGTCATATATCCTGCCTTTCTCCGAACGTCCGACAAGCCCCATGTCGACCAGCAGCTCAAGGCTGAAGCATTTGCTTTGCATGTGAGCCAGAAGTGCGCCGTTCCCGGGGGCGAACCCTATGTCTTCAGATGAGATGAAATCCTTGCCCCAGCGCTTGGTTGCATAGTTAAGCGCAAACCTGGCTTTATCGTTGTCAGCCCGTAGGCATGCTGCAAAAAACAGTGTAGCCTCCTTATTGGCTGCATACATGGAGTCTTTGATTGACTGGATTCTCTTCTCCTCGTCAGTCTTGGGCGCCCACTCCTCGTCAATGTCGACATGGTATTTTTTTGCAAGATGACGGCAAGCCTCGGGGAATGACATGCCCTGTATGTCGGTAAGGAATGAGATTGCGTTACCATGTGCGCCACATCCGAAACAGTGATAGGTGTTGCGTGAAGGGTCTACGATGAAGGAGGGTGACCGTTCGCTATGGACAGGGCAGCAGCAGCGGAACCGTGAGCCTGAACGTTCCAAGGTCAAGAACTCGCCGACCACATCCTCGATCCGTGAACGGTCTAAAATCAACTCTTTGTCTTTGTTTGAAATCATTAGAATTACCCCCCATTTATTCCCGGAATTTCAGGGCTATTACAGATGTCTTGCTTATTCCGAGACGTGATTTTATGTTGGCTATATGTCGAGAGACGGTGAACGGAGAAATACATAACTCATCGGCAATCTGAACACGGTCGAGACCCTGACCCAGCAGGCGAGCCACTTCTTCCTCCCTTGCAGAAAGCTTGGTTGATTTCTTTGGCATGCAGATTACCCCCTCGTGTATACATTCGCCCCTGAGCGGGCAGGAGACATGCTCAAAATTGAAATTTCCGTCAGCGGAGATGTCCATTGACAGAGCATCGTATTCCCCGAAATTACACCTTATAAAGCGGTGTACCATCTTGAACTCAAAGAAGTCCTTATTCTTCTCCGACCTTGAATACAAGTCAGACAAGGCATTGAAAGCCCCCGGATATATGTCCTTTATGTACACAAGCATCTCCTGAGTCACCTCCTTGCATGAAATGTCATAACTGCATACAGGGCTACTTCCCGGTTTCATGTTCACAGAACCGTCGGGGCATGTGTAAAATTCAATCCGGCTTAGCAT